TCGCGGGTCCAACGCTCAGCGTGTAGCCAGCGGCGATGCTCTGGAACAGGTCGTCGTCGTCCTCGGCAAAAACCTGCCACGGATTCGCAGAAAGCGCGCGCAGATCGTCGTCGGGCAGCCCTTTGAAGAAAATCAGTGTTAAGCCAACATCACCCCGTAGGAAAAACGTTGGCGACCCGTTATTCAGGAACGCCCCAATGCTCACGCGGTCACTGGCCCCAACAGCTGCTGATTGACTGTTTGATCCGACCACGACGCCGTTGATCCAGACGTCGCGCGCGCTGGACGAACTGACTCGACCAGCGAAAACTTGAAATGTTCCGCGCTCGACAGTCGAAGACGACTGCGCCTGCGCACCACTGGCTGCGCCGGAGAACATCGCCAATCGATTGCCGGCGGTCAGATACAGGACGTGCCGGTTGTTTGCGCCCGTGGAGTTTGAAAGGGCGGCTAACGCCTGGTCTCCACTTCCCTCGGGTGCGAACCGCGCCAGAGAAACTATCGTGAGTGGAGCGCCCTTTCCGCGATCATCAGCTGCAATAAGGTGCTGCGAGTTGGCCTGCGCGAACGCGCGCGCCTTGCCGAAAGGAGTAGCCACCTCCCCTGGTCCGCCGACACTACGGAAATCAGCGTGCTGCCCACCCACCTGGATAAAAGCCAGGCCGCGCGCGATCCACTCATTGCGGACCTGAACCCTCCGCTGCGGCTGATAGCGCATTCCTGGCATATCAGCCGACCCGAACCTGCAGGTGCGACTCGACCGTTACCGCGTTTGTGGTATTTCCGTAGGCGATCGCGCGGGCGAACATGACGCCCGCGCTCATGGCGACAGAGCCGCTCGAGATACCGCTCGCGCCAGCGGCGCCGCCGACCGTCCAATAGTCGTACCAGTTGGTGCCGTCGTGCGACGTTTGCAGTATCAAGGTGGCCGGCACCGTCGGCGCGCTCGCGCCGTTGGTGATCTTGTACGCCCACTCGCCACCGGCAAATGCGCGCACGTCGACCGCGGCGCCAGCGACCGGTGCCGCCGCAGGGGTGCCGGCCGGGACATTGGTCGCCGCCAGGATGGCGACTGCCTGTTTCGTGATCGCCATTATTTCTCGCTTCCGTCAGGGTGAAACAACGCCTCGCCGATCTGCTGGGCGGTGAGCGGGTCAGGCTGCAGGCCGAGGGCACACAGCGCATCGGCATTCGCCTGGGTGACCGCGCCCGCGCCGACGAAGGCCTGCAGGGAAGCCTGCACCAGCGCCGACCCGATGCGCAGCCGGCCCTGCTCGAGCAGGGGGCGCACGTGACGCATGTCTGGCTGAGCCTGGATAAAATCGATCAGCTGGTTGCCCGCGCTGATGCCGATTACGTCGATAATCGTGCCATAGCCGACCTCGCGGTCGTTACCGCAGGTGCGACCCGCCGACAGCAGGTCGGCCAGCGCCTGGCAGTCGCGCGCGACGAGCGCATGGGCGCAATCGGCCCGTGAGTGCGCAGCCTGGCGCAGCTCTGCTTGTTGCTTTGGAGTCATGATCAGGACACCATCAGCACGCCAGCATCAGGATCGAAATCGAGGGTCAGCGCCTCGCCATCGGCCAGGGTGATGCTCGAACCGTAGTCGGCGTAGCCGACCAACGGCTTGCCGACAGCGGTGTCGTTGTACACGACCGCATAGCGCAGCGCGCCGACGGTGCCACCGGTGGCGGTGATCACTTCGTCGGCGATTTTGACCCGAGCGACGGTCGAGCTGATGGTCCGCACCGCATCGTTGACCACGACCTTTACATCCTCGACGGCGCTAGTGACAGTTACCCCGTCCAGGGCATAGCCCCCCGCCGGGTAGGCGCCACCGCTGATTTGCGTGACGTCGGCTAGCACTGCGGCGCTCGCCGCAGGCGCCCCGTTGGTTAGCGCGACCTTGAAGGTGTGCGAATCAAAGTTGTGCACACCACGCAGCACTGCCCGCGCGAATGCGTCGATCTTTTGCAAATTTGCCATGTGCGGCCTTCTGTTCGTTGTCGAGCGGCTATGCCAGCTCGATGGTTTTCATTCGCCCACGGCGCTCGTACTGCACCGTGGTGACGCCACGCTCTCGAAGCATGGCCATGGCCGCTGCATGAGCGGCCCGGTCGATCTTTCCGACTGCGCCATGCAGGTACGCGACGCGGTCGGAAAGGAAGGTGACCCTCAGGATTGCCAGATATTTCCGCCGGGCCTCATAGCCGCCTGGGGCGTCGTATAGCCGGATGGTCGAGACCTCGGTGGTCATATGCAGGTGGGTCATGACGGTCTGCCCTGGTCGTTATTGCTTCGCGCGGCCACGCTTCGGCGCCGCTGGGACTTGGGTCGCATCCGGACCTTCGGCGTCGGCTGCCTGGTCGGCTGGCACTTCGCCTGCCGGATCCGATGCCGGCGGCGGCGCTGCTTCTACTGCCCAGCCCTCCCTCGTCGACACAGCGATCAGGTCGTCGTCCTGGGTCTCGATCTCGGCGCCGGCCTCGAAATGCTCCAGCTCGACACCGCGATGCGCCCAGCTGAAGTTTTCTTGTGCGATCAGTTTCATTGCTACTCCAGAAGGGACGAGGGCCGCCACAGCGGCCCATCCCAGGTTGATGGATTACGCAGCGATCTTCAGCAGCTTGATCGCCTGGGTGTTGCGCAGCTTGCCGCCCACGCGCTTGCGCACGTAGAACTTGACGAAGCCCGGCGTGGTGATCTCGTCGCGGGTGATGCGCATGCCAACGCGATCGCAGATCAGATAGCCTTCCTTGAAGTCGCCGAACGCCAGCGGGAACGCGTTGGCGGCCAGCGCTGGCATGTCTTCGGCTTCGGTGATGCCGTACCCCAGGAAGGTCGCCGGCTGGCCGGCGGTCAGCGCCGGCTGCCACAGGTAGCGGCCGTCGCCGTCCTTGTACTTACGCAGAGCGGCCAGGATCAGCTTGCTGGTCAGCCACTGCGCGTTGTTGCGATAGCGCGCGCGCAGCGCGTAGACCATATCCATGAACACTTCCGGATTGGTCGGCAGCGCCGCAGCCTGGCCGGACGCGATGAACTGCAGGGTGCCGAAAGCACGCGTGGCGTCGGGCGTTGCGACAGGCGCCGGGCCGCCCAGGATGCCGGTCGGCTTCTTGACGCCGTCGCCGCGGATGAACGCGACACCTTCGCCGACAGCCATCGATTCCGACGCCGAGCTGGTCAGCCAGTCTTCCACGTTGAAGAACAGGTCGTCGAGCGACTCTTCCGACGCCTGCGGCTTTGCCGAAGCCATGCCGAAGGTCGGTGCGACTTCGACCAGGTTCGGGGTGTCGGTCTGGTTGCGGGTATCGGTCTCGCCGACCCATTCGAAGCCGGCGCCGCCGATGTCGAACAGTTCCTTGTAGTCGGTACTGCCGACCGTGCGCACGGTGGCGAGTTGGCGGATCGGCGAGATGTCGGCCGACAGGCGCGCAATCGTGCGCTCGATCACTTCCGGCAAGGCATAGCCACCGGCGGCGTTGCTACCGACAGTTGCCTGGGCGGCACGACGCTCGCCTGGGCCGTTGCCGCTTTTCGCTTCCAGCGCTTGGAAGGTCTGCTGCATACGCTGCTCGCGGGCGAAGTCGCGTGGAGAGCGGATCCAGTCGTACAGCGCTTCCTTGTACTCGGTTTCTTCCTGGCTTTCGCGCTGCTCGCGATCGCCGCCGGCGAAGGCGCCCGGGCGAGCGAGCTTGGTCTCGACCTTTTCGAGGCGCGACTTCTGCTCCGACAGGGAGTCCAGGGCCGCATCCATCTTCGCCAGCTTGGCGTCCAGGTCAGCGGTCGACTTGCCAGCCTTGATGGCCTCGATGCGCTCGTCGTTGGTCTTCCGGTATTCGGTGAACGCCGTGTTGATCTTGTCCAGCGCTTCGGTCACGCCGCGCAGGGTCGGTTCTTCACGCTTTTCGTAGGGAACGACCGCGGCCTTGGCTTGGAACGCGGCGAAGTGTGCGGCCATGGTCGCGGCCAGCAGGAGGGTCTTCTTCATGTGCTTGTCTTTCACGAGGTGAGGGTTTCGAGCAGCCGATTGGCGGCCTTCAATGCCGCAGCAGCCTCATGAGCGTCCCGCTCATCCAAGGCGATGCGTTTGACCTCGGCGAGGAACGCTTTGGCCGTGTCCGCCGAGAAGCCCGCATCCCGCAGGGCCTGCTCGGCTTGACGAATGGTTTTGATGCCGGCGACGTCGGCCGCCTTGACGCCAGTAATGCGCGCTTTGTCGTTTGCCGGGAACGTGACCAGGGAGATTTCCCATAGGTCGACTTCTGTCAGCGTGCGCACATCCGTCTCACGGTCGTACGTCCACTGCTTGGACACGAAGCCGATCGATAGGCCATTGAGCGCGCCCATCTTCAGCAGCGCATAGGCCTCAGCGCCTTTGACCGTGTCCAGAGCCAGCTTGCCTTTGATGTGGAGGCCTTTCGCATCCTCGACCATCTCGAGCCAGACGCCGATTGGCGCCGTCGCGTCGTGCTGCCACAGCATGGCAGGCATGGTGCCGGCCGACTTGTGGGCCGTGAGCGACGCCAGGTATGCACCTGGTGCGATGACATCGTCATAGGTGTCGCGTACTCCGAACACCGAGCCGTAGCCCTCGATCGTGCCGTCGTCGCCGACAGCTTTGATCTGCAGGGCATACGATCGGATCTCGCGGCCGCCGGCTGGATGCACGCTCTTTCGCTCCGGCGCCGATGACCCGGCCGAACGTGGCAACGGCTGCGCCTGGCGATCCGGCGTCATGTTCTTGCGCTCGCGCGTGTCCGCGGGCTTAGGGAGTGTCTTCATCGGTAGTTCCTTGCGTGCCGCCCCTCGCCATGTTTAGCGGGGTCAGTGGGTCATTCAGGCCGGGGAGCGGGTCTTTCCCTTCCTCGTCGCGGATCTCATTGCGGGTGTAGATGCCCATCTCGGCCATCGTGCGGGCCCACATCGCGCGATCCTTCATCGAGCCGGCCATCAGGTAGCGAATGTCGAATTCGCCGAACAACGGGCCAGAGCCGTCGAGCAGCATCTCGTCCATGCGCTGGGTCCAGGCCATATGCCATGGCGCCAGCGTGTGTTTGACGTGCGCCGCGAAGAACGCTTCCGAGCTCGCGAAAGTGGCCGACTTGTCGTTGTGGCCGACCATGATCGGGAACACCCCGTAGCCGCGGCAGATTTCCTCGATTTGCAGCCGCCTCGTCTCGACGTGCTGCGCGTCGACGCCGGTCTGCGACGTCGGCGTCCACTTCGCTCCGTTATCCAGCACCAAGGGATCGCCATTCTTGGCCAGGCCGGAGAACTTCTTGATCCAAGCTGTCAGGCGGGTGTGCTGCGTCTCGTCGAGGGTCTTATCGACCGAGTACACGCCGCTAGGGCGCAGGCCGTTCTGGTGCATTGCCGCCTGGCTTTTTTCCGTGGCCATGGCCAGGCCAATCGCCGAGCGGGCCAGCTTGACCGCGTCGAGGTTTCGCACCCACTCCCACTGCAGCCCGTTGAGCAGAAACACGTCATCCGGGCCGAACGTCCCGATCAGGCCGTATTCGTCCCAGCAGCGGTAGACGACCTCGTAACGAGACACCCTCTCCACGGTCCAGCTACCCGGCGGCACTGGGATCAGCTCACGCACGCGCCGGTTGTCGCCGCGGACCTTGATCGACAGTGCACGCCCCTCCAAGGCGGCGTGCATGGTCATCTGTCGGCGCCACTCGAACGAGATGTTTGCCACTCGTTTGGCCGGCGCGACAACAGGCCGTACTCGGGGATGTTGGTCCCCTTTTCACGGCTGCCATCGTCCTTCTCGCGATAGACGTGCAGCTTCGGCGTGGCGCAGCCGTCGGCGATCACTTTGACACACGCCAGCACCGTGGAGACCTGCAGCGCTGTGAGAGCGCTGACGTGCACGCCGGCGATAATCGCGCCGCCGCGGCCGTCGATCATGTCCATGATCTGGGCGTCTGTGCGCTGGGCAGACTTGCGCCCTAGGATGCGGTCGAGGAATTTCAATCTTTGTCCCAAAATGATTTCGGCTCCGGCGGTGTCTTGTTCACCAGCCCCGCTGACATGACCGCGGCGACCATCACGTCGATGCGCCCGGTCGCCTTTTCCTTGTCCAGCTTCCGGTTACCGGCACCGTCCTGGTCGGTGACCGCGTTGCCGGCGCACAGCGTTAGCAGCTTGTGGCCGTTATGGGCCAGCTCGCCGTTCAGCAGCATTGTTTCGAACTGCTCGAGCGCCGGGCTCATGTCCTTGTAGCCTTGGCCAAACGGCTCCATCGGCGGCAGGCTGATCCCTTCGTCGGCCGCCATCTGGATCAGGTCCTCGATCCGCCAGCGGTCGTACGCGCATTTCGAGACGTCGAAGAATTCGCACATCGCCGATAGCTTCTGGAGGATCACCCGCTTGCTGATCGCACGGCCCGGGGTGGTGTCGAGCAGGCCCTCAGCCTTCCATTCGACGTACGGCACCATGTCCTGCTTCGCGCGCCGCTCGAGGTCGGCGTCCGGCAGCCAGGCGTACGGCACCAGCTTCCACGGCTCGTCGGGTTCGACCGGCTCGACCAGGAAGACCAGGGCGGTAAGGTCGGTCGTGCTGGACAGGTCGAGCGCCGCGACAGCGCGCCGGCCGCGCAGCTGCTCGACGTCGTACTCCAGCCGCGCTTCCTTCCAGATCTCGTGGCTGATCCACGGCGACTCGGCATCGGTCCACTGGCAGAAGTTGAGCCGACGGACCAGCGATTCCTTCGACGGCATGCCCCGCGCTTCCGTCACCTGCTCACGGATGTATTTGTATCCAGGCAGGTTCGCGTCCTGCAGGCTGGGGTTCGCCTTCGGCCAGCAATCCTCGCTCTCGAAAGGATCGTCGCCTTCGTCGAGGGCACAGATATACGGGAAGAAGGCGTCGTCGACCAGCTCGCCAGACGCGACCTTGGCGCCGTACTCGTGCGAGTTCCAGCATGGCGACTTGCGGCTCGCCCCGGCATTGGTGATCACGAAAATCAGCGCCTGGCGCCTGCTCTTCGTGCCGGCGCGCAGCATTTCGAGCACGGTTGCCGTCTTGTGCTCGTGGTATTCGTCCACGAGAGCGACGTGCGGGCGCGGGCCCGACTGGCCGTCGTCGCTGCTGATGGGGCGGAAGAATGAACCGGTCTGCAGGAACGCCAAGTTCCACGCCTTCTCGCCGGTACCGCTCTTCGTCAGCCGCTTCTTAAGCTCCGGCGACTGGTCGTGCATCGCGACCGCGTCGCGGAACAGGATCATCGCCTGGTCCTTTTTCGTCGCGGCCGAGTAAATCTCTGCGCGCGGCTCGCCATCGGCAACCAAGCCCTTCATGCCGACGCCGGCGGCCAGCGGCGACTTACCGCT